CCAAGCTTTCCAAATTCTTCAGCTCGGCTTTCTTCTACTTCATATTGGAACTCATCATGCACATTCACAATTGGAATTGCTTTCATTCGCTTACTTCTAACATATTCCTCTACCAATGTCAACGCTTTCTTCATAACACACGCACCAGCACCCTGTAATAGGGTGTTTAACGCAGCGTGGGGGTGTCTTATGAGGATTTTTCTTTGGTCGAGACCTCTGAGCCATCTTTTTTTAGCCACTCCATCCACTCTTTCTCGTAGTCGTTTAAAACTTGGTGTAGCTCTAAGAAATTTTTCTTTAACTCTTTCTCCATCTCTTTCAGACCTTTTGATGATACTTCCGATTTTTTTTGAACCTGCTCCATAAATGAGTGCGTATATAAATGTCTTCGCCTCATCTCTTGACTCCAAGCCAGTCCTAATCTGATTTGTTGTGTGTATATCTCCATTAATGATTTCATGTGTATATTCCTTATCGTTCATGTAGTGTGCTAACATCCTCAACTCAAGTCCTGAAGCATCAACACCTACTAATTTATAACCTTTGTTTGCAATCCATAACTGCCTACATTCTTTTCCGTAAGGAGAGTACACAGCAGGAATCTGTGCCATGTTGGGCGACTGGTGTGACATTCTTCCAGTAATAGTACCATTGGTAATTACTTTGCCATGTACTCTTCCATCTTCTCTGATAGCTTCAATCCAAGAACTGACTTGAGCAATTCTTTTCTGAAGCATGAGAAATTTATTAATAAGTCTTGCTTCAGGAATATTTTTAATTTCTGACAAAACTTTTTCATCTACAATAGTATGTTTCTTTTCTGTAAACTTCTTAGGTTTCCATCCTAACAGAACTAATCGTTCAGCTATTTGTTGACGTGAACCTAAATTAAATTCTTTATATTTAACCTTTGTAAAAGGCACTCCCTTAACATATCCTCTAGTTTTATTATTTGATTTAGGAATAAATTCTGTTTCTATTTTTAATGGAGGAAAAGTTTTTCTTACGATAGTTTGAAGCTCATTCATATCTTCTTGAAACTTAGCTTGTAACATATGAGCACCTACAACATCTATCATAAATCCTTTTTTATGTTGTCGTTGAATAATCTTGGCAACTTTATGTTCTAACTCAATAGACTCTCCAAAATCTTCCATCTTTCTACCAAGAAATTTATATAACTTCTCTGTTAAATCAACATCATTCCTACAATACTTTAACATCTCTTCACTAAAATAATCAAAGTTATTAAACTCAATTTTCTTTTTATAAAGTTTTTCACCCCAGTTTTTTAATGAGTGTCCACCCTCTAGCATAGGATTAAGTAATCTAGATAAAACTAATGTATCAGTTATCTTACAAGTTTTAAATATATCATAACCAAAAAATTTATTTAATACTGGTATATCAAATCCAATAATGTTATGTCCTATAACTTCTTTAGTTTGTTTTAAAAAATCTACAAACCTATGTACTCTATCTTCTTTAAATTGATAATAAGTATTATTATGTTTACAAACAATGCACCAAATTTTATCTACGTTAAGAGTTGTTTCAATATCAAATATTACTTTATCAAAAGTCACTTGATGTTACCTCTGCTAATCTGCCAGTATCCATATCATATTTTAAATCACAACAAGGTCCAGTTATTCCTGAAAATCTATTCTTTAATACTCTAACCTTTGTAGTATGTCGGATTTCAGGGTCATCATTCTGTGCATCTCTCTCAAGTCCAATAACCATATCACTTAACTGACCTATAGAAGCACTCCCTCTTAGCTGTGAGAGAGACGTAGAGGCACCTTCTTCGTGTCCTTTACCATCAGGTCTCCTTAAATGTGATACTACTATCATAGCTATGCCTGTTTCCTGTACAAGAGTTCTAAGTCTAGTCATTATTTCATCTAAAGCTTTTCTCTCATCTCCATGTGACTGGTCTGATACTATGATACTAACATGGTCTATGATAATATATTTACAATCTAATCCTTTAGCTAAATATCTTACTCTTGAAATTATATTATCAATAGTGTTAGAACCAAAATGGTCAAACAAAAATACTCTACCACTACCTGTCGTTGCATCAAAATGTTTTTGCCATTCTTCTTTAGAAATATGAACATCAGGTAAATGTAATCTTTGATTTGCCTCAATACTCATTATCCCTTTAGATGTTACTACAGGATTTTCTTCCAACATTAATAAACCAAGATTATCTTTTGTTTGTTTTAATAGATGATGGATTAACTCTCTAATTACTTGAGTCTTACCCAACCCACTACCTGAAGTAAAGGTAACTAATTCAGAAGCTCGTAAACCATAAGTCATTTTATTTAATCCTTCAAATGGATACTGAACAAATGATTGTACACTAGGTTTAATTATGTCATCAAATAAAGTATTGGCATTAATAATACCATCAGGAGCAAATCGTTTTGCATTCCAAAATGCTTGAGTATAAATCTGTATTTTATTTTTAACTAAACAATCTGAAGCATCTTTAAATTCTTGAGGGAGATGCATAATTTTACATTTCCCAGGTGAAAATAATTCAGCTACTTTTAATGCACCCTCTTTACCTTGTTCATCATTATCAAAATTAATAAGAATATTTTGAAATTGTTCTAGCCATTCGAGACTATTCTTAATATCTTTAACTGCAGAAGCTACACCATGTTTAATACTTACTACTGGAGTTTCATACTTACCTGTATAAAACATTTGATAAGCTGATAAACAATCTATCTCACCTTCAGTAATTATAATAAATTTATTTTTAGAGAATAAATGTTCTCCAAATAATCCTGCTTGGTGAGTATTACCCTGTACACTAAATTCTTTTGACTTTGTATATCTAGTTTTTGTTGCAATCTTTGAACCTTGTTTATCATGGTAAGGATAATAATGATTAGTTATAGTACCCATGCTATCTGTCTTAACAGATACACCATATTTTTTACAAGTATTTTCTGAAAGCTTTCTGTCTACTATTTCTGTAAAGTCTGATTGCTCTGAAAAGTTTTGCACTTTAGATTCCTGTTTGCCATTTGTTATCGGTTGTGTTTCCATATCATATTCCTTTATATATTGTTGACATGAAAAACAATAAGCCGAACTATCTGCATTAACAGAAACCGCATCACTACTTTTACATAGTGGACATGGTAGATGATACTTTACAAATCCTTTTTTATTTATTTCCATTGTCGCCCTCATAATTAATTTCTAAAAAAAAGGAGAGCCAACCTGTTACCAAGCTGACCCTCCTGTAGGAGTAGAAAATGAGTCATGTATTATGACTGTTAATGTTGTATCAAAAATCTTCTTTGATGTCAACACCATTAGAAGATTTTTTTTCTATATTAAAATCTTCATTGGGAGTAAATTCCACTAAATCCAGTACCTGTACAGCTTGTAAATCTAAACCTTTGCCCTTCTTACCTTTAAAATTCCAGTCATAAGATTTATACATTACTTTTACTTTACTGCCATTACCAACTATTTTTTCAATAGGATTCTTTTCACCATCCACTAATTGTGGTTGTTGATTTTTGTCTCCATTTGCTTTTGAAACTTTTCGTTTAAATCTGATAATATTATTTACTACTTTATCATCAGCTTTAGTTTCGCCAACTGAGAAACCTTTAGTTTTAAAATCTTGTGCAGTTGTTTCGTCTACTGCTAAATCAATTCTCCACATAGGTTCAAACTTTTCGTTTGGTCTTATTAGAGAAGCCCAGTAAGCTGTGCCTTCAATTATTGCCATATGTTTTTTCCTTTTTTATTTATATTTTTGTTTTGCATACTATCTTGTATCATAATTATTGCTCGGTGTCAACGTCATCTTCATCTTTTTTTTCTAAAACTTGGTCTATCTTAGCATGGATTATCCTCTTAAAAGTGGCGTTTTTCCTAGCTTTTTCGTCTAAGTCCTTAATTTTTTTTCCCATAGTGTGAACATCTGCATTAGCTTGTTCAACCTGAATAAGTAATTGTTTTATTTTAGTATCTTTTTGAGAAACTAATTGAATAGCATCATCTTTTTCTTTAGTTAAATCTGCAATAGTATTTTTATATTCTCTAATTAAATCTCGTTCACTCATATTTTATTGACACGCCTCACACACTTCTATACAATCACAATTATTACATGGACACACTCCAAGCATATCAGAATGCTCTAACACATTACAATGACAAAGACAATTACAATTTTTACATCTAGGTTTATTCATAATATTTAGAATATATTTTCTTCCATCCTTCAGTTTCTATTTCCCACTCAATATCTTCTTTACTTCTATAATTCTCAAAGTTTTTTACAATATAAAATCCATCATCAACTGTTAGTAATTTAGATATGTTAACTTTAATAATTGGAAGAGCAACCAAAACTCTTTTCTCACTTTCCAATGTGATAGGTTTTTCTAATATAAAAGTTTCATTAACAACTTCTTTCACATTTTCCACCACCACCCCTACAGAAACTGCTGTTTCATACACATGAGTTTTAATATCTTTTTCAGTTAC